CAGATCCAAAAGGTCGGCCTAATAAGTGGCGGGTCAAATTACCCAACGGTAGCTACAAGACGATAACAGCGGCTAGTGAGACACAAGCTGTCTTTGCTGCTGAAGCCGCTGTGTCACAGTTTGAAGCCCCGCCTGGTGAATGGCTGGAGCTAGTAGACCGGCACATCCACCGTAGAGAAACAGGATCACCTGGTCTAGCTCAGAAGGCGAAGTGGCAAGGCAGTCGTTATGTACTGCGTAGGTTTGCCAACGCGTTTGAAAGTAAGTGTAAACCGTCCGCTGTAACCATGACTCATTTTCTAGATTACTGGGATGGCTTAACCAGGCACCAGCAGGATAATTTGCGACCAGAACTCAACCGCTTCATAAAGTGGTGCATGCTGGCTCAGCTCATCGTTTTACCTGCAAATCCAATAGGGTTGTTAGACAAAAAAGCGTTACCAAAAAAGAAACGTCAACGACTGACTCGGGGTATGTTTGATGGGTTGTTGCGTGTTGCTGCTGATCGCGGGTACGACGGACTAGTACAGGCTTGTAGACTGTCGTTACTCACTACACTTAGGCGTGGCGATCTGGCGCAAATGAGGTGGGATAGTATTAAGGATGGCGCACTGTATGTGACAGTGAGTAAAAGCATAGCGTCACGCGGGGAAGTGCAAGCGACTAGGCTTAGGTGGGACTTACAAAAGCACCCAGATTTGCTACAAGAGCTTAAAGAGTGCAGACGTCAGGCGATGATGAATCGCGACTGTCCTTTCGTACTGAGTCATTTCGGCGCTAACCGCCTAGGTAAGACTAAAGAGCACGCGTGCCAAATGACGCCTGACATGATCAGTAAACAGTTTACAGAGTGTATGCGTGAGCTTATGCGCTCCGATGACCACCCGACGTTTCATGAGATACGCTCGTTGGCTGCTGCTAACCTTGAGAACATGGGCGCACCTGGTGAAACAATTAGCAAAATAATGGCTCACACTGACGAGTCAACTACGGAGTTATATCTAGTAGGGCATGATCGAAAATTCTTCGACGTGGACTACAGTGTTACAGTATAGACAGGGTTGTACTTACTACCTTGCCAAGGTTGCAGGTACACAGACTGCCCGCAGAGGTAGTTATATCGGGGCTTTGTTGAAGTAAAAAGACCTGGTTTGTACGGTACACAAGGGGTACACACTCACCAGGCAAAGGTATGGAAGTACAGTGAAACACTGCGGGAATAGCTCAGTTGGTAGAGCGATACCTTGCCAAGGTATAGGTCGCCGGTTCGAACCCGGTTTCCCGCTCCAACACATCAAGGTGTGCGGCAATAGAGGCGTGAATGTACCTAGGGATAGGTTTTCTCCCTGACTTCCAAGCCGCATAGCTTCCTGTGTAATCAACGGACAACAACCGCGAACACTTCAGTGGTCCTCCGGCTTTTTCCTCTAACAGTTTTAGTGCTTCAATAGCTTCCATTTTAAAGTTCTTTTGGTTTGTATTTAATAAAAAGAGCGTCTGCTACGTTAGCTACCTTCTCGCCCATCTTGTTGAGTTGTGCCTTGTCTTGCTGAATAGCCTTCCAGTTGGCACGACCTCGTGTGTAAGCCCTGTGATCGTCTGAAAAATCATAGAACCAATCGTGGTTACGTAGACGCCGTGCGTAACTACTTAACGTGCTCATAGTTTCCTCCTGCGTTATATGAACATCAGATATAGGAATATACTATAGTTTGAAGCTGGCGTACAAAGTTAACGGCCATTATTCAGCCCTCAAGCATGGCTGCCGCCAGCCTGTTTGCTCTTTGACCTACCTGCCTGGCCCATCTGCTATCTAGCATTTGAGCACTAGCCTCAACCATGTCCCCGTTTTGTAGTGCAGCCTTGAGCATCGCAAACCTTTTTAACGTAGGTAGCCCTAGGTTAAAGGCCATGTTTACTAAGCAAGCTTTCCTTGCGTCACTTAGTTCGGCCCAGGTGTCAGCTCCTACAAACTTTTTAGCGTCTTCCGCCGCCGACTGAGTGTCTGTTAGGAGCATCTGCTCAGCCTCGTACTCAGAGATACCGTTGTCTTCTAGATTCCGCCCGTAGCCAATGGTCAGCTTGTCAGCGCTACATTGATACGGAAACAAACGTAGGCCCTCGTCGTGTTTAAGTTGCTCTAATGCAATCTGTTTAAATTTTACCATCGTTCGATAATATCCATGCTGTAGCGAATGAAGCCGTCTGATCCGTATTCGATAGTCGGCGTGTCTGTGTTAAGTGAGCACTTAAGAGTGGGAAGATATGAATTGGGTGAGCTCAACGCCACAGTACCCGTGTCTCGCGCCGGGGGGTCTGTGATAGGTGTCGAACCACTTAATCCTACATACTGCATTAGCTGATTATTTAAGGTGGTGCTGTTGCGGTTGTAGTACTCCCCGATCTTAACGACGGAGTCGGTGTAGTTGCTGTCGTCTCTCAACAACGGCCAACGCATAGCGAAAACTGTATGTCGACCATCTATCAGTCGAAAGAACGCAGCGAAAGTACCGTAATCGTCTTTGTGCATTGGAGGAAACTTAAAGGTTGCCTCAATACGGACACCGCCGACTGAGCGTGTCTGTCTTCGCATACTACGGGCATCCGCAGAGAGCGTGCGCCTAGGGTGCCGGATTTCAATAGACTCGGGTTCTATGCTTGTTGGAAACAGTTGGTACGGCCCGTCGCCGTTTTGAAATGTGTGAGTTGCCATTACTTCTCTCCTTTAATTTGCTCGATCTCGCTTAAAACTTGGCCTAGCCGTATACGGACATCGATAAGCTCATCTTGAAGACGATATAGTTTCTCTATGTCGCGGTCGTGCGCTTCGATACGGAGGAATTGTTCTGCGTCCGCTGGGAGGCTACCAATCTCACCCCTAGGCCAGCGAATTCTGAAATCGGAATTTGCGATGACCTCCATGCGGTCTATCTCGCTACGATGCTCAATTGCTGTTAGTCGACTGTCGAGTTGTAAGTATGCGGAGGTGGCAACCACAGACCCTGCTATTAGGCCGATAATGTTTCTAAGAGGGATGTTGAACTTTGTGTCTTCGGATATATCCATTTAGTGCCTCCGCACAATTAAAAAAGCCCCTTTCGGGGCTCTTGGTTAGTGTTCGATGTCTGGCATCTCTAGCTCAGACTGTATCGGGTCTTCGCCTGGGATCGGCTCGTCCTGTTTAGCCTGTTGCTTACTTTGCACCTCTATCAGTGCAAGTTGCGCTTGTAGGTTTGCTATTTGTAATGCTTGATTAGCATTAGCTTTTGCTAGGTTATCAATCGTTTGATTGATCATGTACTGCTCTGCGGTTATCTCTTGTTGGTCAGACATAATCCCCTCCTTATAGGGTTAATAGATATACCGGATTACTATAGTTTACGGGCCATAAATTGTCACGTAGTAATAGAAAACGGTGCTGTCCGTGTAGCTGGGTTGCTCTTTGTGTCTTATCGTAAAGGTGATCTTTCCTTCTATAAATTTTTCTGTAGTAGTAGGAGCCGTCACGGTCACGGTAATTGCGTTGGCGTTGTTGCTGCTATACGCAAAAGTATGGGAGCTTCTGTTGGCCGCGACAGTTAAGTCTCTTGTCGTACCACCAAAACTTATTTGGTAAACGGAAGGTGCGCCGATGTTTCCTCCGTATACAGTAGTTTCGTGTGTGATTCTGTAGTCGACCCCGTCTTCCATGTCGGGCCCATACCCTATCTCCCAATCATCGTCACGATTCCAGTTTAGCGTCGTGGTATCTGAGTTGGTCGACGTAACCAGGAAGTCACTTTTATTGCCTGGTGCCGTAGAGAAATACATCGTGGTAAACGAGTTGTAAAAGTCATCAAGCTGTATTTGCCCCGACGCCGGGACGCCTGAGTTGTTAGGTGTTCCTGTTGTTGTGCTGATGACATACGTCCCTCCGCGATAGTAGTCTCCCAGCGAAACACTAGTGCCTGTATTTGGGCCGAAAAAACTCCGCACGTTATCAATACTTATCGCACCGCTTGAAGGTGTAAACGGGATTCGCGTACCAGTGGCGGGGTCGGCTGGTGTGCTAATAGTACGTACTACAGTTGTGCTGCCGACTGTGGTCGAGACGCTTGTGCTTGCGTTATAGGATGACGGCGCTGTTCCGTAGATATAAACCTGGCTGCCGTTGTTAACGGTTTTAGTGCTAGAGCTTTTTGTCCCGTTATTACCGACCTGGCTTTGTGGTGATCCCGTACCGCCAGTGCTTAACGAAACTGGCGTATTTATCCCGCTAACTTGAAACGATCCGATTAAGTACTCTTGGCTAGGAACTGCACCAGTGATGTTCGATAGCGATCCGCTAAAGTCGTTGGGAGTTGTATCGATACCGCTGACGATTTTGACGTAAATGTACGCTGTGGTAAATCCGGTACGTTGTATCGAAATCGTGTCTGTGACGTTAAGCGTGGCTCCGGTCTTGACTGTTTTTGTTGCAGTTGAGCCAGTGCCCACCGACACACCTGTAGTGCTCGTCCAGTGACTACTAGCCCAACTACTTACAAAAATGGCACCGCCAGCTTGTGAAAAATTTTGATGCGTAACTGACAGTGTGTCTCCGACCAACATCAGTAACGGATTACTGGCTGTTCCGTTATTACCAATAATGAAGCTACTGGTCTCCTGGTCGCCATAAACCGTTACTGTTTCGTTAGACATGTATTAGCTCCAAATAGCGTCACACACAGTCACGACCAAAGCATCCTGTGTGCTGTAATCAGTTAATGACTGAGTCTCGTTTCCATCCTCATCAGTGGTGTTGGTGTACTTCACAAGCGTGACTGTATCGTCAGTGTAAGTGGGTAACGTGTCATCTGTCGCGTCGTCAAAGGCGATAGACCGCCTAACAACAACCCTAGCGTCAGAACCAGGGACGGGACACACGTCGATTCGTTTTACTACAATAGTTTTGGTTATAGCCATGTTACTTCTCCAGTTTTTTCGTAAGTTGATTAACAAGGTCGCGTAACTCTTCGTTATCACGACGCAGTTCTTTTATAGCCTCAATCAATGTGCCCACTACGTTCCCGTAGGCTACGGTGAGGGTTCCTCCGTCATCCTCCATAACGACTTCGGGCAAGCACTCCGCCATCTCTTGCGCCACGACACCTGTTTGGCGGCCAAGCGTAGGCTCATCTATGCGGTCATAGAACACGCCCCGCATAGACATCACGCGATCAAGAGCACGATCAATCGTGACGATATTGTCCTTGAGCCTAGCGTCGGAGTAAGCAGTGACGTTGCCGCCAAACGTGCCGTTGCCGTTATTGTCTATGGTGAGACGTGCGACATTGCCGACGCCAAAAACCATAGATGACCCATATTCGTTAATGATTTCGTAGACGTTGTCACTTTTAAAACCAATGCGAGCATTAACAGCCGATCCGTCCTGCTCCATTCGGATTTGAACGATATCAGTTTCTGTTGCGTTGTCGGTATCAGCCTCTAGCAGTAAGCGACACGTTCCCGTGTGCTTCGCGTGTATTTGGAAATTATCTCTTGCCGCGAAACTTGCTGTACCGCCAATCGCAAGCTGATTTTCAATAAAGGTGTCGCTACTTTGTATATTTGTTGTGGTGTAGCCTTCACCCACTTGTAAAGAGGTGCCAGCGGTATTTCCCTCAAGCGCTCTATTGCTATTGAAGTAAATGCGGTTGTTGCCGCCGGTAAAGTTGATACCGCCGCCAGCAGTTGCTATCAATAGCGCATCATTAGCCGCACTGTGTATCTCTACAGACTGACTTGCCGCGCTCCCAAGGATTCGGAAGAAGTCTGGATCTTCATCGTGACCCATTGAGAACTGGTTGGTGCCTGAGCTATACGTGATTTGAAAGTATTGACCGCCAACGTCTTGGTTGTCTTGGAACTTAATGTAGTTGTCGGCTTCTGAGTCATTGCCAAGAATTAAATTAGGAGCCGTGCCTTTAAGAGTTAGTGCGCCCGTGACAGAGTTAAAATTGAATGGCGTTGTAATGCCTGTAATATCATTGCCAACTGCCGTTTCCTGCGCAGCCGCATACAGAATTTTGAAGCCGTTGTTGTAAAACTCTAAAGCGTTTCGTGTGCCGCTGAAGTTGCTAAACGTGGACACGTAGCCATAGCCGCCAGCCTTTGGTCCTACGCCGTAGCCCAGCAACCACGACCCACTGGAGTACATGGTTCCCAAGGTGGCGATGTGGTGCGCTGTTCCAGAGTACCGTTGTTTGAGTACAAATGACCCGCCTGTGCCTGACCCCGTACCCGCCTCAAGGAATCCACCGCTGGTTTTGAAATCACCTGTACCTGTGATGTCATCTACCATTGTGATGGAGCCGCCGGTATTTATGCGGAACCTATCTACGGCGCTGGAATCTGCTACTACAAAATGACGATTGGCATCACCGCCCGTATGTCCTATCAATAGACCATAGGTTCCTGAATCATCATCTTTTATGGATATCCAAGCCTCACCGTCTCCAGATGTGAATGAAGCCGTGACGTTAGTACTTCCGCTGTTTACAGTTAAAGCCGTACCGTTTTGACCGGTAAACGTACCTGTCCGAGCTTGAAGATTTCCTGTGCTAGTTATTGCTCCCACAGACATAGAGCCAAAGCTTGACGCGCCAGTGCTGGTTATAGCCCCCGAGGCGAAGGTACTGCCATGAGCATTGACCGTGCTTGCTGTTACAGTAAAGGCTGGGTTGGCGTTATGCGCTCCCCCCACGCCAATCTGAACAAGGCCGTCCGCTTCGGCATTTGTAATATATAGATTGCCTCTATTGCCTATCATCCCATAGCCGGTAACACGTAGATTATTAGATGCGGGCGTTGGATTGTTTGACCCTACTCCTGTTGAGCGAAATACAACCCCAGAAACATCGCCGTTGACGGTAAGCGTCTCTGATGGGGTCGTTGTTCCTATGCCGACCTTTTGATCTTCTGTGACCCGCATGACCTCATTTAAAGAGCCGCCGCCAGACGAACCAGATCCCTGACCAGTGAGAAACGCAAGGTTGCCCATCCCTTCAGATGGAGCGCCGCTATCACCGGAGTAGTCTTTAACGTACATTCTGATTTGAGCTTGAGGCGTAAAAGTTGCGTTCGTGTCTGTCGCTTCAAAGTTCAGTGCAACGCCGTGTAGCGTAGCTCCGCCGCCATCAATGTCATCCATCGTGCTACGGAGCGTGAGGTTTGTTCCGCTACCCTGCGCCTTCTCAAATACTGCGGTTTCAGCTTTGATGTCGCCTTCAAAGGTCGCTAGATGCGACTCATTCACTGTAAGCGCGAGAGTATTGCCTACGTGAAGCTCAAAGAACTCCGCTGCGTTTTGCAGTAGCTTGACCTTGTTGTTGCCGCCATTCCTTAAGATGATGCCGTTTGTGCCGGTTGTCGCCTTGTTAATGGTAAGGAATCTGCTTGCGTCAGTATCAGCGCCAAGGTTGACGTCCCCATAAAACTGCGATGTGCCTTCGTGATAGATCGTGCCGTTATTGTGTAAATCAATGGAGCTATTTCCGTCAGCCGCGTTTATTGTGATGCGGTTGTCTTGGAAGCGGACATTGGTGTTGGTGTCGCCTTCGTGCATGACGTACTCAGCAACGAAAGCGTTCCTGTTACTGTCTATAACCGTAGTCCCTGCAACCTGATAATAAGACGGCGTGTTGATAACACCAGAGCCGTCAATGATTTCAGTCACACCCGTGCCGTTGCCATACCCGCTACTAAACCCAGTGTCTTCAGCGGTGCCAGTAAAATCTGACTTCTTGTGGTACAGGCTTGTTATGGTTTTGCGTGAGACGTAAAACTTAGTACCGCAAAAAATTGATTTGTTTCCACTGGCTTGGTAGTTGAACAGGAATAAGAAGCGCACATACTGAGCAGTGCTTGTTCCGGACGCACTTCGTATGGCACTACCCTTTAAGACGCCTTTAATGTGCCTCCATCCAGTATTGTTTGAATCTTGATAATCACCGTTTGCGCCCCAGTATCTACTCACATTCCCTAGGCTGGTTTGACTACCATCATAGAACTGACCACCAGCGTAAAAACGACCTACGTCGTCAGTTCCGGATACGTGCTTGACCCAAGTCTCAAACGTAATTTCAGTATTGTCATCAATCGGAATGTACGGCCCGAACGTCATGTTGCGAGCGCCGTCTATTGTGAACACACCACTGGCTGGGGCCGTTGCGTCATCAGCTTTTTCTAACCAGTCAGCAGTTACAGACTGGCCCAGCTTATGCGCTATGGATTCGTTGGTATCCTCATCTGATATGGCCCAGAGCATATCCTGATCTGAGTGGCCGGTGTTTCTGCCAAGAATGTACTTACCACGAATAGCGCCGAAGTCAGCGTTAATGCTATCGGCAGAGGAGATATTCTGTGCTGTTATATTTCCGGTGCCGCTAATGATCTGGGTATCTGAGCTTCCGTACTTATAACCATCAAGCGCGCTCACACCGCCGTCATCTATGATCTTAAAGTGAACCTTGTTCGCTTCCTCTGGCTCAATGAACTCTAGGTTTTCGCCGTTAGCACGTATCGCAAAATCTACAGCCGAATCTGTGGCGGTGTTGGAGTTGAAGTTGAGGGTTGGTGTTGCATCGGCTGATGTGATGGTGAAAGAGTCTGTAGCTGATAAAGAGCCTGCCGAAAACGAACCCGTAACAGTAAGATTACCGCCCACAGATAAAGCGTTGTTGATGCTGACGTTTTTGTTAGCCAACAGCGACATGACAAGCGAGTTACCATTACCACCCTCCCGTTGGTTGCCAAGATAGAATCGTAAGTCGTTGTCTGTATCTTGGTTTAT